TTGATTCTATGACATCTAACTTAAAGATGAATCTTCTTACTCATGTTAAGAATCATCATCCTAATACTTGGTATAAAAATTCACCACTTAATTTGGACAAATTAAAAGATTTACAAAATGACGCCAATTAAACAAGTTACGTTTAAAGAAGAAACAAGAGAAAAATTACTTAAAGGTGTAGAAAAGATTTCTAATGCTGTTGGATCTACATTAGGACCAATGGGTAAGAATGTAATAATCGAAACTCCTTATGGAGCAACTACTGTAACTAAAGATGGTGTAACAGTTGCTAAACATATAGCTTTAGAAGACCCAGTTGAGAACTTAGCAGTAGATATTCTTAAGCAAGCAGCTGCTAAAACAGCCTCTACTGCTGGAGACGGTACTACTACCTCTACTGTTATTGCAGCTTCTCTGGTGCAAGAGGCATTTAAACTTATTTCTGTTGGTTATCAACCCATAGAAATTAAAAGAGTTTTTGATAATTTAAAGCACCAAACTATTGTTCAGCTTAATAAGCTTTCTACCGGGGAACTTAAGCCACAAGATATTTATGATGTAGCTACTATATCTGCTAATAATGATTCTGATATTGGTGCACTAATTCTTTCTGCTTATGAGTATGTTGGTACAGATGGTTTAGTGTCTATGGGAGAATCCAAAACGGGTAACACTTATCTTGAGACTGTACCTGGAGTGTCTATATCTAAAGGTTATGCTTCCCCTTACTTTATTACAGATTCTGCTAAAGGAGAGGCAGTTTTAGAAAATCCCCTTATTTTTATTACTGATAATAAGCTTAGACACACAGATGAAGTAATCCCAATTTTGGAATATGCAGCATCTCGTAGAAAGCCGCTTCTTATTATTGCTGATGCTATTGATGGGCAAGCTCTACAACTCCTTATAATTAATAAACTTCAACAAAGAATATCTGTAGTTGCTGTGGAATCACCTTCTTATGGTGAAAATAGAGCTGAGCTTCTTCAAGACCTTGCCGCTATAACTTCCGCCACTATATTTACAACAACAGATGCCTCTAGAGCAACCCTTGACGTTTCCCCTAATAACTTTGGTTCTGCAGAAAAGGTAGTTGTCTCTAAAGACAAGACTATATTTATCAATCCGGATAAAAATGCTGATAAAGTTGACCAAAGAGTTCAATTAATAAACTCTAAAATGGTTCAAGATTCTGATAACCCTTATCTTTTACAGCAGTATCAGAAAAGACTTGCGGATCTTAAAGCTAAAGTAGCAATTATTAATGTTGGGGCTGCTACAGAAACAGAATTAAAAGAGAAAAAAGATAGGGTAGAAGATGCTCTTAAAGCTATTGCAGCAACAATCGTTGAGGGTTATCTTCCTGGAGGTGGCACTGCGCTTCTTTATGCTTCAGCTAAAATATCAACAGAAGATCCTATAGCAAAGGCTTATGTTAATGCTATGAAAGAACCCCTTAGACGTATAGTTTATAATGCAGGTAAAAGTCCAGATATGGTACTTGCTACTTTAGAATCATCTACCGACACTAGTTTTGGATTTGACGCTAAAAGCTTTGAGTATAAAGATCTAAAAACAGCTGGTATTATTGACCCAACTATGGTAGTTACTCAAGCTGTCCAAAATGCTGTTTCTGCAGCTGGCATGATAATTCTTTCTGACACTGCGATGGTTAATGTAGACAGGACTCCACCATATACACCACCATCCCCAGATTATGTTCAATAATAGAGACTTTATAATAAAAGAAGTCCCTGAATATCATCCTCTATCAATAGATTATAAAACATTTTGACGCGAACAGAAACGGCGTTGTATCGAAGGTTACTGGGCTGGCGGGACATTTGTTCCCCCAGCCCTTTATTATTATATAAACTTTCATACAATAAGGTTAAATAAATCTATTCACTCATCTGTAAAGTCTTTTGGTAGACCTTGACTCAGAGATGTAGAATATAACTTTTTTAATTATTACACCGAAGCCCGTGGTTTTTCGGGCTTTAAAGATGATGACTATTACTCGTCTCATAGAATACTTTTAACAGACATAGATGATGATACTTTATTAAAGTATTACCCAAATACTATGTCCTCCACAGGTACACGTAAGACTTACGTTCCCGCTCGAAAAGCTTTATTCCAAACTTATGATTATCCTTTAGGTGCGCCACTATTTGAGAATAATTTACAGAACTTTATGCTACTTGGATCTCGAGAATCCGGTAAGTCTTATCAGGTATCTGGGCTTATAGCGCATAATTATCTTTTTGATGGAGCAACTGCTTATAATGAAGAGAGTATAAAGTACCCCTCCCCAGCTGAAATATTAGTTGGTGCTGAAAAGTCAGATAAGTCAGCAGATTTACTTAAAAAGACAAGGGATGCATTTGATTGGCTTCCCGGTAAAATATCTACTTTTGACAGGACCTATCCAGCCCCTTTTTCTAAAAGGTTCAGAGGATCTTGGGATGTAAATAAAGAGATAGTTGCTGAATATAAAAAACGTGAAAACGGAGCTTGGGTAATTGCTGGATCTAAGTCATCTATTAAACATAGATCTTTCTCTGCCAATCCTTTTGCTGCACAAGGTACTCGACCTCTTCTTCTAGTTTTAGAAGAGATAGGTATGTTTTCTAACTTAAAACAGGTTTATACAAATACTGTGGATAACCTTCGTAATGGTCTTAGAAAAACAGGAATGCTTATGATGATTGGTACTGGCGGTGACATGGAAAAAGGTACCATAGATGCTTCTGAAATGTTTTATGAACCTAATAGATATGATATATTAACGTTTGAAGACATATGGGAGCACAGAGGACAAATAGGATATTTCCTACCAGCTTACCAAGTTCTTAATGAGTATAAAGATGAGAACTGGGTTACAAATGAAGAGGCAGCTAAAAAAGCTCTTCTTCATGTTAGAAAACAAAAAGCTGGAGATTCAGGTGGTTCAGAAGCTTTAAATAAAGAGCTTCAGTATCGTCCAATAGTTCCTTCAGAAATGTTTTTAACCAAGACTGCTAATATATTTCCAACAGCAGAACTTAGAAGAAGACTCTCCGAAGTACAATCTCAAAAGATGGAGGATTACTCTAATAAGGTAACTCTGTTTTTTGATCCCTCCGCTAAAGTTTATAATGGAGTTAACTATGAAATAAATACTAAGCTAACTGCTATAACAAGATTTCCTTACGAAGGAGATGATGTAGAAGGAGCGGTTATGATATATGAATTTCCAAAACTAGTAGATGATCATGTTCCAGAAGGAGCTTATATAATAGGTTGTGACCCTTATAAAGATGATACTTCTACTGGTGGATCTTTAGCCGCTATCTATGTTATGAAAACTAACAAGCATCCCTCCACTGTTGGGTATTCTGAAATAGTTGCTACTTATATAGGTAGACCTTACCTAGGTAAAAATCAAGTTAATGAGACGTTATACAAACTTTCCTTGTTTTATGGTAATGCTAAAATATACTTTGAAAATAACGTAGGTAACGTAAAAGATTACTTTGATAAAATACGTCGTCTAGATCTTTTGGCTAGACAACCAGTTACTATTTTTAATAAAAAAGCTTCTTATGATACAGGGCCCCAGATTATTTATGGTTACCCCTTATCTAATGATAAAGTTAAATGAGAAGCACTTCAGTATGTTCGTTCTTTCCTCTTGGAAGAAAGAGGAGATAACAGACGCAATTTAGATGTAATACCCGATATAGGATTATTACAAGAATTAATCTCTTATAACCTCGATGGCAACTTTGATAGGGTATCTTCGTTAATAGGATGTGTTTTAGGTCTAGAAGAAATATCCAATCTTAGTCGCAAAAAATCCATAACCGATAAGGAGCTTTCTCAATTTGAGAAGGACTTTGATAGGTTATTTGTAAACAACACCAGACTATTCAATGTACAACTTCCCAAAACAACGCCTTCCTTATTCACGTAAGTCTTCTAATAACTTTAAGTGGGCAAAGGATGTAGTAGATTCTATACTATCATATTCCCCACAAGATGAAGGGGTTGTGAATAAGTATAACTCTTCCTACCAAAGAAAATTATCAAATTACCAACTTTACAACAATCAGCTTAATCAGTTTGACTTTGAGCGTGAATGTAATCCACTAGGTTTAGATGTAGGTCAGTTTAAAGACGCTATTCAGCCCTATAACAAAACTTATAATAAAATACAAATACTTCTTTCTGATGAATCTAAAAGACCCTTTAACTTTAAGACAATATTAGTAAACGCAGAAGGAGTTCGTTCAAAGCTCTCTCAAAGAGATGCAATGCTTCGTAATTATATTGATTCTGTAATAAAACAAACAATTTCTTCTCTCTCAGATATTTATTCCCCAGAGCTTTTGGAAGTTCACCAAGAACATATCATTAATCCAAAAGATCTTGATAAATATATGAGGTATTCTTACCGCGAAAGAAGGGAAATACTTGCTCAAAATATTCTTCAATATCTTTATCGTAAATTAGATATAAAGGATATGAAGACAGATGCTTTTAAGCACGCTCTTATATCTGGAGAAGAAGTAGTTTATGTAGGTACTAATGGAGATGAGCCACATATTGAAGTTATTAATCCATTAGGGTTTTTCTACCATAAGAGTGGGGAAACAAAGTGGATCCAAAAGTCTCTTTACGCCGGTTATACTACATTTATGACTCAAGCAGAGGTACTAGACCGTTATGGAAAGTATTTATCTCAAGAAGATATTGAGAAGATAGATACTGCTTTTGGTGATACAAATGCACTTAGAGAATTCTCAATGGAGCAAAACGCCAAGTATGGTAATCTTCCCTATGATCCAGTATATCATGATACTTACACAACTACTCAAGGATCTTATGGGAAAAGCTCACACACGGACGTGCGCGTATCACACGTTGAATGGGTATCCCAAAGAAAAGTAGGATTTCTTACTATGTTTAATGAATATGGTGAAGAGGAAACTACTATTGTTTCTGAAGACTTCGAAATTCCCACTGAGTTTACCAAAGAAATAGTTCGTGGTAGATATGGTGTAAAGACTGAGTACTACATTTGGAAATTAGAAGATTCTGTATACAAACTTAATTGGGATTATATTCCAGAAGTATGGACTGCTACTAAAATAGGTCACGATATTTATACCATGGTTGGACCTAAAGAAGTTCAGTTTAGATCAATGGACGATCCTTACGATGTTTCCTTAGGATATCATGGCATAGTTTATAATGCTACAAATGCTGAGTCTGTTTCTTTAATGGATAGAATGAAACCTTTTCAGTATCTTTACTTTATAGTAATGCATAAGCTTAAAAAGCTCATTGCTCAAGATCAAGGTAAGGTATTCCACTTTGATGTATCTATGGTGGATCCAAAGATTGGTATAGAGAAAACGCTCTATTACCTTAAGGAAATGAACCTTGATATTTTCAATCCTCTTGCAAATGCGGATGAACCCGGACAAGCTCAAAGAGGTAAAATAGCTTCAGAAACAGATATGTCAAATATGCAGTATATAATGAATTACATTAATATACTTGCAGCAATTGATAATCAAATCTCTGAAGTAGCTGGCGTATCAAGACAAAGAGAAGGACAAACTACCCCAACTGAAGCTGTATCAAATGCTCAGAGTAACATACAAATGTCAGCTCTTATTACTGAGATATACTTTCAAAGCCATGCCAAGATGTGGGAAAAATCATTAACTGCTCTTATCCATGTTGCTCAGCACGTTTGAAAAGGTAAGTCAGTTATTAAGCAGTACGTGTTAGATGATATGTCCCTTTCTACACTTGAACTTTCTCCAGAAGATGTTTCTAATTGCGACTTAGGAGTTTTCCTTACAGATTCTGGCAAAGAGTATGAAATGTTCTCAGCACTTAAAAGCATATCTGATGGCCTACTTAATACAAATCGCGCTACATTCTCTGATCTTATTACTCTTTACGAAGCGAATTCTTCTGCCGAACTTAAAGCAGCTATCAGACAGTCTGAAGAAGAAACCTTTAAGCGGGAACAACAATCTCAACAGCAGCAAATAGAAGCAGCCCAACAGCAGCAACAAGCTCAACAACAGTTTGATATAATGATGCAAGATAGGCTCTTTGAGCATAAAGAACGCTTAGCTCAGATAGAAGTATTTAAATTCCAAAAGGATATTGATATAGATAATAACGGTATTCCTGATCCACTTGAGATACAGAAATTTATTTCGGATCAAAATCTACGTGAAAGAGAGCTTGATTTAGCTGAAAAGAAATTTGAAAAAGAGTCCCAACTTAAAGAAAAAGACCTTAAAATAAAAGCTAGAAAATCATCTAAATAGTAACTTGGCTATATAAATAAAAACGATTTTTAACTAAGTCTTTTGTTGCACAATAATAAACATAGTAATTTTACATGATAAACGAAAACGATGACTTTTTCTCCTCAATGTTTGGAGATGTTAAAGCACAAACTACTGAAGAACCCACTGAGATAGAACAGGAAAACGAAGAAACTCCAGTTAATGAAGAGCCCCAGACCCCTTCGGAACCTCCACAAGAACCATCTGAAGAAGTAGATGATAAGCTACAAGCTTACATAGATTTTCTACAGCAAAACGAACTTGTAGATATTCCTGAAGAATTCGATTTTAAAGGTACACCAGATCAACTTCAGCAAGTATTTCAATACACAAAACAAAAACGTCAACAAGAAGCACTAGAGGCAATTTTTAATAGTCTTCCAGATGATTTTAAACCTGTGCTAGAATATGTAGCTAATGGTGGGAATTCTGTAGTTGACTTTATGAATATGTACACACAAGATCCTCTTGCAAGTGTTGATATATCAACCACAGAAGGACAAAGAAGAGCTGTGTATTTAGCATTGAGAGAGACATCTAATTATCCGGATGAAAAGATAAATAAAATAGTTTCAAGAATAGCAGAAGATGAAGATGAATTAGCTTCTGAAGCTGCAGAATCTTACAGAGAACTACTTGCTTTACAAGAGCAAAAGAAATATGGTATGATTCAAGAAGCTAAGATTCAGCAAGAACGTCAAAGACAAATGATGGAGCAAAAAACTCAAGCTCTTCACTCTGCGATAGAGTCTTCACAAACTATTCATCCACAAAGAAGAAATAAAATAAAGGCGTTCTTTTTTGAACCCGTTAATACGCAAGAAGGAGTTACTACTGGTTTTAATTATGCCATAAACTCTATATTGCACAATCCAGAACATCAAGCTCAGCTTGCTGATTTGCTTTTAGAATACGACCCTTCATCTGGTTTTTCCTCAGATCGTCTTGAAAAAAGGGTTAAAACAAAAGCAACACAACAATTCCAAACACTATTGTCTAAAGCAATAGATCCTAAACAAGTTCAGAAATCTTCTACGCGTCCACAGTCCTCAAAAGATTTTGACTGGGATGTATTTAATCAGTCTATGTAAATTAATTTATGGCTAATCCTCAATCTTCCTTAATTATTAAACATTGGGATTCCTTTGGAGGCAACTTCATTGATTCCGATTACTTGGCAGCCGCTTACGAAACTGGTAAGCCACATTATCTGCCTGGAGCACTTATGAAGATCTACTCTTCTGGCTCACAGTTTTTTAAAGTAAAACCTTTCCTTAATCTCGTTGGTATGGGTACTAACGGTGGTACTGAAGTAGAAACAGAGATTGTTCGCTGGCGTCTTCAGGGTGCAGAATACAAGTGCGCTCGCGTTATCGAAAACGTAGAATCTTCTAACCTTACCCCAGGTATCAACAACACCCAGTTCCGTGTTAAACTTGATCTGGATTACTACGCTTACCCAGATATTCTCGTTCCCGAAGACAATGACTACAATGTACAAGTTGTAGATAAAGTAAGCGATGGTACTGGCACTATCTACACTCTTAAACTGATCACCGACGATCCAACCAAATATCTTGATGCTCAATACCTGAACCCAGGTCGTGAGTGGTGCAAAGTATCTACTGCAGTTCCTTCTGAAATGAACCAGTGGTTTGGTACTCAGCAGTACCCAGCAATCTTTGAACTTGAGTCTCAGATTGGTGCTTTCGGTCAGAAAATTGATGTTACAGATAAAGCATGGCGTCAACAAGGTCGTCTTGGTTTTGAATTCATGTCCACTGACTACAATGGCCGTTCTTCCACTGTAAACAAGTTCCTGCCTTACGCAGAAGCTATGATGGTTGATGAGCTGTACAAATCCATGGAATGGGCACTTGTTTATGGTGAGAAATCAACTATGACAGGTCCTGATGGATACTGGCAGAAGACAGGCGCTGGTATTCGCCAGCAGCTGAAAGACTCTTGGGTTCAGTATGTTAACGGTCCTTTGACTGTAAACCTTCTCCAAGACTTCCTCTTGAACATTTTCTTCGGTCGTACAGATGAAGCAAATCGCGGTATCACTCTTATGACTGGTCAGCTTGGATCACTTCTTTTCCACAATGCCCTCACTGCTGTTGCTAACGGTTTCTTGACTGTAGATTCTAACTACATCCGTAGCGAATCTAATCCTAATTCTTCAACTCCAGGTCTCGCATTTGGCGCACAATTCGTTCGTTACACTGGTCCTCTGGGAATAGATATCCGTCTTATCCACAAC